CACCATTACCCAGATGAACCATTATTAAAAACAAATAGAATATGTTATCTACCTCTGCATTTGTCTTCTTTGTTCTTCTTCTTTTATAAAATCAACTAACATATTTACGTAGACTTCTTTTTCCCATGGTATCATCATGTCTATCTCATTCAATGAATATTTGTGGTGTTGCATTAAATCAAAATTAGTTTTGTAATGCACCATCAAATTAGTATGAGATAGACTAATTAAAAAAAATCTTGCATTCCTTCCAAGGTCATTTTCTGGTCTTCATTACAACCTACACATTTAAATTGAATGTCGTGTTTTAAACTAGGTTGGTTCTCAACATAATTTCTTATTTTAGTAAACTGATCACTAGTCATAGATTCTAAAAACTCTATACACTCATTATAAGATGTGTCTTTAAAACTTATTCTTTCATCATCTGTTAGCACTGCATCTATAGATGAAACGATTAGTGCGAATATTCTATCCATTGAACTTTGATTTTCGCCTGTTATCTTTTCATTGTTTGCAACCTGTAAGTAAGTAGGTGATTTCATCTCTACTAAAACATTGTCTGTCAAGTTTATTTTGTGATCAGGTATTTCTCCATGAATTTTTATTTCAGATAAATTTACACTCACTTCATTCTGATGTTCACATGAGGGGCAGTTAATTCCAATATTAGTAGTTTCGCCAACCGACTTTCCTCTTATCTGTGTAAACAGATATTCAACATCATATGATGTCATCTTTTGTGTGTCAATGTCATCCTGAACACACGATTCAATTGTATCAATGATTGCATGTGCAATCTGTTTAGGATCTTGTGACTCCATTGCAACCAACAAGATCTTTTCTTCTTTTACAACAAAAGGTCTGATTCTAACTTCTTGTTTTAAAGATGGTATAGTTACCGAATACTTCGGCATATCATTTAATTTAGGCAATGCCATAATTTACTCCTAAGATAATATAGATCCAAATCCACCACTAACAGAGATGAAGCCTTGTGGATCATTAATCGCTTGCCATCTCGTATATGAGAACTGTACAGTCACTTGTACTAGTCCATCCAATTCATTATTCAATTCAATTGCACTTACGGTTGTTGGAAATGCATCAACCAAAAGTACTGAATATACTGTGCCGCCTCCTAGTCCTACGTTTATAGATGCAGGGCCGACATCAATGTTCTTATTTATTATAGGTTTTCTTAATTGGTGAATACGGATATCTCTCTGATAATCTTTCTTGTATCCTACTATATGCAACTCCTCAGTAAGCATAGTAGACATCCACCTGTCTATATATTTTTTTACCCCATAATCGTTGAGTGCATAGAACGTCATCGACACGTCATCTACTGCATATCCATGCACAATCTTTTGAAACTCTAATCCGATTCTACGATCATGAGTCATCATTTGTTTTCCAGGCAACGTTGTATTACTACAGAGTATGTTTAACTCATTACCACCAAGTGATGCAATTCTACTTAATAGATTGTTAGTACCGATAGTAGGCAACTCTACAAGAAAGTTACTTGTTCTTGCAAATCCTAATTTAGAGGATGCTAAACTCTTTAACGTATCAACACTTGCCATTAAATCATACTCCTAGAATCTGAATATACTTTACTTCTATTACCTTCAAAATCTGCAGTCGGTAAGAACGTTGCGATTTCCCATTCGGGTGCGGATACTCTCGCAAGTCTACTCTTTACATGTGCAAACAAATAATGTTTATAACATGGTTTAAAAAATCTTAGTTTAGCAGTAGCAGTTAATACTTTATAAGATAACTCGAACCTTGTACTATCATCGTATTTTTTATTAGTAGTTATGTTCATCAATGCATCTAACATCTTTGCTCTTAGCACTGGGGGTAGATAGTGTAGGTTCAATCCATAGAACCCACCTTCTGCAGGCCCGACTATGATTGACAGAGGAAACCTGTCATAGTAAGGTAAGGTTTTCTTGTGTTTTGGATCATAGAAGAACATATTCATCGAACCAATTAATGGTTGTGACTTGTTGACTAGTTTCACTTGTTCATCTTGCATCAACTGATTTCTATTGACTTTACCCATTGACGATAGTTTACTACGAAACCAAGCACGTGATTGTTGAGTTCGTGGGGTAATCCCTGCACGAAATGCTTCTTGTTCTACTTTGGCAAATAAATTAGACATAACACTATTTATAACTATTTTTTAGGTTTTTTTCTAAAAGGTTTCAAAGGTTTTAATTTCTTAGTCTTCTTAAACTCTTTCAGTATTCCCATAGACTTCAACGTCTTCTCAGTCCAGATCTGAAATTCCCATCCACGGTCTTTCGCATAGTCGTTTGCTGCTTCCCACTTGTTCATGTTCTTCACGTATGTCATTGCTTCACCAATGTATCGTTTAGACTTGCCTGGATTTTTCGGGAGTTCTGTCTCTTTCTCTGGTTTTATTTCTACTAGTATTGTATTACCAGCCTCGAATGTAATTTTTAAATCAACAAAGTATCTATGCATACGTTTATCCACGTCCCAGAAATATGGAACGACAGTTTCTTCAGAAGACCAGTACTTTACCTTTGGGTTCCTTTCACACCAGAGAAAACAATCTTTTTCCCAGTGAGATCTATAAGTCACCTTATCGGGGTCGCCCTTGTACTTCTTTAAATTTCTTACTTTGTATTTTCCAGAATATGCCATAGTTTCGTTATAAATAGGATTACATAAATTATATTTATCAAGGAAATAACATGGCAGGCAATATTGGTATTCCAGATCAGTTTAGACAGGCAAAAAGCGCAGTTGAAGGTCTATTGAAAAAGAGTTTTAATAAAGCAGAGGATGCAAATTCAAATATAACAAACAGAACATCAGGTGGTGCTTTTAGATATCCATTAGATGAAAGTTATCCTGTCTATATGCACTATAGAGTTCGTGAAGTTATTCCACCTTTAAGAAACGCCACAGATCAAGTTAATGAATTGTATCAAGCACAAGTAGATACTGAATTAAAACCAGTCAGGGGTGTTCAGGAGATTGGTGGATACGATAATGTTTCTAAAATGCAAGAAAGTGCATATCAGTTCAGAACATCAAGAGATGCGGCCGCAAAACTTGCAGCTGAAGATAGAGCAAAATTTGCTGCTAGATCAGGTGCAAAAGAAGGATTACTAGGATTTAAAACTGCATATTTAGAAAATCCAATTGATATAAGATTATACATGCCGCCTGGAGTTTTGTTTGGTGATAACGTTCAATACGCTGACGCACAATTAGGTTTGTCTGGTGCGGCAGGTTTGCAAGCATTCAATGACACAGGTAGTGGTATGAGTGCAATAGGAAATATGTTGAGTGAAACTGCATCAAGTTTAACAGGATTATTCTCAGGTGGTGGAAGTCTAGATACTGCAAGAGTTGCAATGGCAAGAGGAGTTCAAGCATACTCATCACTACTAACTTCTGGTCAACAAGCTGCATTCAACCTTGGTCTTCAAGTTACTGTCAATCCTAATACCAGATCTGTATTCCAAGGTGTATCGGTGAGAAACTTTTCTTTTACATATGATTTTTATCCGACATCTAAATCTGAACAAAATTCTGTAGAAAAAATAATTAAAACATTTAGAACCCAGATGTATCCCCAAGCAATTCCAGAATCAGCATTGCAGGCAGGATTTCCATTAGGATATAAATTTCCGAATTTGTTTGAAATAAGTTTTAAGTTTAACAACGCTGAAATACAAGGAATGCCTAAACCATTATTTTGTTTTTTAAGAAGTGTGAATACTGCATATAATCCAGGCGGTATGTCATTTCATGATCAGGGTAAACCTACACACGTAAGCATGTCATTAGCATTCCAAGAGTTCCGCGCATTGAACCAACAAGATATAGAGAACGGACACTAACATGTCAAACTATTTTACAAACTTTAGTAATGTTGATTATGTGTTTGGTGATGATTTTGCTAAAAAGGGTGGTGCTGAACTAACACTAGAACTTTTTCAAGACATAACTTCTTATGTAGATTTTATAGATGACTTAAAAGATCTAGCACCATATTACCAGACATACTATGTTTTAGATAACGATAGACCAGATCAGGTATCATATCAAATATATGGAACGACTGATTATCACTGGACGTTCTATCTAATGAATGATAACATTCGTAGACAGGGATGGCCTCTATCGATGAGAGCACTTGATGCAAAGGTAAAGAGAGATTTTCCACACAAGTTTGTGAGGTCACATGCGGATCTTACAGGGATCATGATCCCAGGCCAGAGAGCATTTGCATCAAACTCTGCGGCGGGTGGTAGAATACTAAGAAGAAACCTAGACCTCGGTGAGATCATTATACAATCTGAAAGAGATTTTACAGTACCAGAACAACTGACTAACACAGTGTATAGTGGAGTCACTTCATCCGTTACAGTTTTTGGAACTGGTGACGAATACAATGCAACCCATCATTACGAAGATGGTGATGGTGAAAGAATAGATATAGATCCAAGACAAGATGCAGGAGCACTAGTAACAAAGATTACTAATTACGATTACTATGTTAGAGAAAATGATAAATTAAAAGAGATAAAAGTTATTAGACCAGACTCTATACAGGCAATCATTGGTAACTTCTTTGAAGCAATAAAATCATGAGTAATGAAAATTCTCCTATAGGTGGTCAACAGTCCACTTCCGTACAACTTAAAAAGGCAACTTTGAGATCGAGTAGGACTGCTACATCGATTGATATAACTTCTGTTGTTTTAGAACTTAGTATGTATGAAAATTTAGCAAGACCTTTTATTACAGGTTATCTTGCGGTGACTGATAGTGAAAGACTTGTAGAGAACTTTGACATTCAAGGTGCGGAAGAGATAGAGATAATATTCAAGAGATCTACAGAGAAGTCTAGTGTAAAAGAAATAAAACAAACTTGGATTATACAAAACATAGAAGCTGAACACAATGTGCAAGAATTTACAAACGTTGTGGTGTTTAGACTAATAGACAAAGAATCATTTAGAT